ATGATAACCGCGAACCATGATAAAGCCCCACGCCGTAGCCGAAATGGTATCGGGATATACAACTCCCGCAACAAGGCTGTTATTTGCCGTTGTCGTCGTTGAAACCTCAAGCCCATCCGCTAATGTTCCGTCGTACCACACAACAACATCGCCGTTTTCGTGCGCAACGGCGTCGGCGTTGTAAACCCATAGCCTAATCGTGTTACGGCCCGCGTCAGTGTTGGTAGAAATACCCTGAAACTGAAACGCTGTAACGTTTCTAACCTGAACCGCTGTAAACAGCGAAGCGCTCAGGAGAGACGCGATCAAGCCAAGAGCCAGCTTCTTTGTTTTTTCCTTAAACATTTTCTTTCCTTTTTCTCCTTTGAACTTATGCTGTTTGCATAACGTACAACTCGAACCCGAGATTACTTTCGGGAAGGTTGAAAGTGAATGTGCCCGAAGATTCCGAGACATTCATCCCTTCCTTGGTTTGAGTGGGGTCGGTCGAAACATTCGACCAAAACCCCACAATCCCTTTCATCGCGCTCGCCCATGTATCGCCGTCGTCGGCTGTATTAGCAAAAACAGCCCGGACGAGAGCCACATTACCTATCGAATACCGCCTAACAGAAGTAGGTGTAATAGCCGCCATAGCGCCCTATTAGGCTGTCAGGCCCGTGAGTTTGAATTGAGAAGCGGGACGAGTGCACGTAAGTTGACACATAAGCTCAACCACGGCGCTCTTTTTGATCCCACCCGCCTCACGCACAAACGGCTGATTCTTAAACTTGCATGTCTTAAGAATACGAAGCCGCATATACTTTGTGTTAATACCAAGCCACAGCCCGGAAGCCAAGTCTTCTGAGAAGAACACAGGCTTGCCAGCAAACGCAAGATGCTCGAACTCAACGTCACCAGTATTAACGTTCTGCAACCGCTCAAACGGTGTCAGACGGGCCTGATACGCCTCGTAAATAGTCTGCGTTGTCAACATCAGGTTCACAGGATCGGTCATAGAGCGACCCGTCGTGTAATAAGCTGTCCGAATGTCCTCAAGGCCCTGTGTCGGCATAGCGCCGGACGCTGTTTCTGTGGCCGCCCACCAAGCATACGTCGCCCGCGAAATATCACCGAAGTTCCCCAAAGTCGGGTTACTCGCGTCGATAATATCCGGCAAACTCCACATCGTATTTGCGTTTGCCGTAGTAGCCGCGCCAAACGCCGCTTCCAAGCGGTCCTTAAACGTCGCTTCGAGGTTCTTAATCCGGGTATCAAGCAAGTTAATCATGGCGCTCTTACCCTTGTTCTGCGCTTCCTCGCGGTCAGTGATGCCGATGCTACCGGCCAACATAACCCACGGAAATCTAGCATCCGTCAGGATTTGATTGATAGCAACACTAACGCTACCGTTCGCGCCGACCCACGCAGCCGTGTCGTTGTCCTGGTATTCCAAATGCTCGATGATATCGTTTCCACCGTCAAGCTCGTCGGACCCATCCTCGAAAAACTTCTTCGTGACGGGGTTTCCGGTAATCCAGTTCTCGGTGAGTTTATCCCTGTAATAATCAAGCGTTGTCGTCAATAAATCATCGACGTTTGTAACGCCCCTTGTAAATGAAGACATCTAAATATTTTTCTCCTTGTTAATCCGTGTATCCGGCTTCCTCGGCGGCTTTCAACAGCGCGGCGCGCCTATCTAATACTTTACCGTCTTTCGTAACCGCGCCACCCGCAGATCGTCCGCCAACAGGAGCGCGGACTATCTTTTGCCTACGCTCTTGCTCCTCCTTCGCCCCCGCCTGACGCACGTTTTTAATGCGGTCTTCGTAAGACGCAAGGATAAACGCATCTTCAATACTCTTCGCTCTACCTTCGCGCATGATTGTTTCGACCGACTTCTGATACTTACCGAAGTCCTTGTTCTGTCGAGCAAAATTCTCGACTTTGGACTTACCGATATAGTCCATAATCGGCCCAAGCTGTTCTTTCACGTATTCATTCACGTAGCCCTCAAACTCTTGGGCAACAGCGCCGATCATACCTCTGTAGTGCGCTTGGTGCTGTGGAGGCAACGGAGCCAAAAACTTCTCAAACGGCGTAGGCTCGCCTGATTCCTTGGATGGAGTTGCGCTTGCTCCACCGTTCAATTTCTCTGCGACCGTCTTTGCAAAGTCAGGGTCTTTATCGAGAGCTTCAAGGAAGGTTTCACGGCTGCCGTATTTCTTCGCGGTTAGCGCATCAATACGTGCCTTGAAAGCCTCATAGGGGATGTATTTCTTCCCATCCTCCCCCTCTACGGCGAGATTTTCATCTTCGCCGCCATCAGGCTGGTTATTAGTGCCAGCGTTCTCAGTATTCTCGGCGGAACCACCAGTAGCGGTTCCATCTCCCTGTCCTTCATTTCCAGACGGTTGCCCGCCTTCCGTTCCTTCGTTGCCCTCCGTGCTAATTACTTCCGCTGCATTTCCCTCTGCCACGTTTTGCTCCTTCGCCCTTTAAGGTCGGCTTCACCTATTATGGGTAACTGACACATAGTTCAGTTAGCCGCACTACTACTTTGTTTTAGCGCCCGTTTTTTGTCGGGAAAACAGATACGCTTTCCCGACAAAAGGCTGGCTTCGCCCAAATCTGTGTTTACTCTTTTATCGCCAACCCCGCCTTTTGCAAGTGTTCCGCGTAACTTCGCGCCCCTGTAATCGGGGCGTCAATCGCGTAAGAGTACTTGTTATATCCGTTTGGGATTGTTACCTTGCCGCCCGCCGCATCGCGGGCATAAGACGGCCTCACACCCCTACATTGGTCGCAGGATTCTTCCCTATATTCAGTCCCGTCCTTGTTGGTTCCGAGGCGTAGCCGCCAAAATCTATAAACCGTCGCACCGCAAGCCCCGCAAGGTTCTTTTTCCATTAGCGCGTATTCTCCCTTTTAACCGCTATTTTTTTATTCGTCGCGTCAGGTTTTAGCGGTTCCCGCATCTGCTCTTGGCTTACGGCAACGCCGTTTGTTGGGGTAACGCTTTCAGCATTGCCTCCCCCGCCGGAAGACGTGCCCTGCATCATTTCAGCCATCTTCTGCTGGTGCATACCGACATGATCCGCCGTAATAGCCGGATCGAGCAATCCGTGGAGCAAGATATGTAGCTTGTCGTTGTCCGTCGGATTGACGGGCACAGGCATACCTTGCGCTATCGCGTCGTTCTCTTGAAGCGCCAGCATAACCTGATTCTCGGGTTTAGCCATCTCGTCGATAATAAAACTCTCTACGTCACGCTCGTCGTAAGTTTCGAGGATGCGTTTAACAATCTTCGCCGTATCCACCTGAACACCCTGTTCCGCCAGCGCCATACGCGCTTCGGGAGCGACCAAAAGATTGAGCAAGTCAACCCACTGTCTACGCCGAATAGTCGGGTCTTCGTAGGACATGGAGAAGGGCTTGATCTTGAACACGAATTTGCCGTTAATCTCGTCCCGCGACCACTTCACGGGGAATTTCTGGCCCTCGATTGTCGTGTAGTTTTCAGGACCGGCAAACTCCTGATATAGTTGCGCCCAATACTCGATGATAGACGTGAGGAAGTCAGAAACAATATCCGCCCTCTCGTTCTGTCTGATCTGCTCGCCCTTATCCGCAATTTTCAGTCCTGTAGCCAGTTGATTCGGGTCTTGTGACGGGACAACCGTGGATATAATCCCCGTCATACGGCTTACATCCGTGTCGATGTTCGCGTCTAATTGCTTGAAATCCATCCCAAGCGCCGGGTAGGAAACACCACCAAGCACACGTTGCGGATTTCGCGTCGTCGCCACTACGCGGGGTATCTGCCCCGATGTAATCTGTTTATAAACTCTGTCTTGATCCTTACACCCGCTCAAATCCACGCCCATCATCGGCATGGCCCGTTGCACAAACTCATATTCCGCGTTGCGGAGATTGAGTTTCGCTTTTTGATGGTTAGCGTAGTAGCGTACATCGGGGATCGGAAGATCGCCGTCCGGGTCGGGATTAAAATACAAGACCTTAACCGGGAAATCCTTAGCCATCAGCGGCCAATCACTGTCGTAAAGGAAATCATCCTTCACTTCGTTGGTGAGCATGAAAAACTTACCCGCCGGATACTTCGCGCACGGTTTCACATAAACCTCGAAATACTCCGTCTGTTTGGTATCCTCGTTATTCATGTGCTTCCAATACTTTTCTTTGTCCTGCGAATCAATCTGTGACTCGCCGGTAATAAGATCGGTATTACGAAGCCGCGTATCAGCCTTAAGCTGGTCGGGATGCACCGTGTATCTGATCGCAATCCATTCCGGGTTATAAAAATCCGTCATATCCACGATAACGTTCCAGGGCTTGAGCCGGATAGCGTAGGCTATATCGTCTCCCACGTCTTCACGGACAGACGGAGGCGCACCCGGCCCCATCGAAGCAACACCCTGCTCGTTGCCCCATCCACACTTCACCGCGCCATAAAACATCAAATGTGCGTCAAGGATAGCGCTCTTGATCTGGCTTTTAACCTTCGCCCGGTCAAGGTTTGTATTGAGCGCGTTCTGGAAGACTAAAGCGCTGGTCACAGCGTCAAACTCCTGCACCATCTCTTGCCCGGTATTAGGATCAATAACAGGCTGTTCCACTTCCGCGCCGGTCGTGGGATCAACCTGAAATTCCGTAACAGGCTTGACGATCTTTTCCTGCAAGGGCTTAACAAAAACCTTCGGGTCTTGGTAATACAGGTTGGGAATTAACGTCTTTACGATAGGGTAAACAACATTCACATCAATACGATCAGACGCAAGCAAGCGTTCCGGCAAAATGTTTGTAAACTCGTGCCTATACATTTTGGTATAATGACGGGTTTCGTTATCGAATTGTTTCTTGGTATAGTCGTAAACGCTTTTAACCTTCTTCCACCAGTGGTTACGAAGGCCGCTGTTGTCTACTTGGTTTTCTTGCTGCGTTTCGATATAATTTTCCGCCATATAAATTGCTATATCCTTTGTGGATTAAAGCTTCCTACCCCACAGGTCGTTAAACTCTTCTTGCACCGACTTACCGCTTATTGCGGCCATTTCCGCCGCTAACCCGGCGACTCTGTTGAGATAGCCGATGCTTCCAAATTCCGGCCTTGCCTCCAGATCACATGAATATGGGTTGGAAAGTAGAAAATATTTCCATTCGTCCCACGCATGGTTATCTTTATCTAAAATCTTTTCCAGTTCGTTTGTGGTTTCCCTGCGTTCCGGGTATTTCAGATTCCGAAACTCGTTTATCTGATTACCACACGTACGAAACACGTAAAACCGGGGTTTCGGCTGCCCAAACCATAAAAGGCGCGTTTTTTGGATCGCCGCCACATCACTCCGACCGTTGGCCGTTGCCAGCTTGTCGATAGAGTCTTCGTCGCCTACCTCGTCTTGGAACATTCGCGCAATGCTCGTCTTATCATCAAGCGACTCGCGTTGCTGATCCTCTTTGTTCATCGAAGGATCGTAGTAGATAACTTGTAGGCGATCATAATAAGGGCATTCATGCTTCATCACCTTCGCCATTTTATAGACGTTGGTTTCCCGCCCCCCCACGTAATGCTCCCAAATCGAAAAGAACGTTAAATCCGGCGCAACAGCATACACATGGAAACTTACGTTATTCCGGTTGCCCCAATCCAACCCCCCAAAGAGAGTAAATGCTTCCGGCACTTCAAACGGCGCGATGCAAATTTCGTTTTCCTTCTCGTAAAACTNAGGAAACACGAGCTCGCCTGATCCAGCCCCGAAATCAATCTCATACTCCGAACGCCAACCCAAACTTCCAGCACCGCCCACATAGCGGTTGGACCACTCCTTAAACCACTTCGCGCCGGTGTCCGTTTCAGGATTCTTGCCCGGATCAGCGGAATAATGCAAGCGCACTATCCTATGCCCCTGTTTATTCGTCTTAAGAAGTAAAGAATCCACTCCAGTCCTTTGAAACCAAAAATTTACCCCGGCACCTACAGAACAACCACCCGAACACCGAAAACAAAACCCTAAACTCGGACGTTGAGGCGTTTTTAAACCGCCTCACGAATTTAAAGCCCACAAAGCCTCAAGCTCTTAGGGGTGAACACCGAGATTTGAACCCGGATGGACAAGGGCCACATCCTTGCGCTTTACCGTTAAGCTATGCTCACACCTTAAAGCTCGCATAATCGTTGAAAAAACCCGGGCCCGGCGCTGCTTATTGTCCAAATCCTCTGGCAACATGGAACACAAGCGCCGTATGTTTCCTCAAACTTATCCATGAACGCCGCCTCGTCCAACAACGCTGTGCTTGGAACATAAGATCGGATTTGATCCTTACCTTGGGCGAAACCCCTGATCTTTGAGTTATTCTGAAAGAACAAACTGCCGAACGGCATATCTCGCATCTTGCGGTCCAGCGGGACTAGGTTTTTCAACCATATCGGTTGGAAGTTGTATATCAACTTCGCTCGCTCAACTAAATTGTGAGCGTCTTCTTCTTTTTTGCTGAAAACAGCTTCCAACCTATACGGGAAAAACTGTGCCTCATGTAACAACAGCGCAACCATCAACCACGATATCGTCATTTGCCTACTTTTGGCGATATGCACTACGTCGTTTTTTAAAACTTCCTCCATGATGGGGGCCACATAGGGCTTCATCGGGAATGGTTTTATCGGGTTTTCTTTATCGTGCTCGTCCCCTGTTTTTACGTAGTTTGTCAGCCAAAAGATCACGTCCCGCTTGCATTTTTCCCGCAAAAGAANACTTTTCCGAGTAAGTAGCTCTGACTGTTTTTCCTCTAACGACGGCAACTTGCTTAATCCTTGCCTTCTCCANCGGTAATTATCCCCAACGCTTTTAGTTGAGCATCCAAATCTGATTCTGTTAGTTGGCTAATCTGCTCTTCTAGCTCTTGACGCTCCACAGTCTTATCGGGGCCAAGCTCAATACTCTTGGGCTTGGGAGCGATACGATCCACAATCTGCTCTGTAGCCCAATTTCGCTGGTCAATATCCGGAACAACCCCTGTCGCCAAGCAGACAGGACAAATCACATCCGGTTTTGCCGCACCGCGACACAAATAACAAGCCTTATTAGCCTCGATGCTTTGCTCGATATGTTTAAGAGCTTTATCTGTAAGACCAAAAAACCGTTCCAGCGCGCCTTTGCGCTTACGATCAGTTTCCGTCTCGCCTCGTGATTGCCTAGCCGCTTCTGCTTTAGGCATGTTATTTAAACTTTCGCCAGCGACGACGGAAACGCTCGTATGACGACGCCATCATCCGTTTTTATCGCGGACCCGATCAGTCCAACAACGGCCCGGATCGCCGGAAAGAACGCCTCGAAATCAAGCTGGTGTTCCATGCCGTCGAACTGCTCAGGCTCTTCCAGCGTGTTCTGCTTCCACTTCACGCGCCAGGCCATTAGGGCCTCGACAGTTTCACTTTAAGAGCGGCGATCTCGTTGTCTATCGCAATGAGCGCGGTCTTATCGCCGCGAAGGATCGCGTCTCGAACCGCCGCCGCTTGCCTGGATTCGATGATTGATATTTCAGCCCCAATGTCCCAATCCTCTTGTTTCGCAGGATTGCCATATGCAAACGCGAATGCCGCAAAACATGAGGCCAGGAAAATAGCCGTGACAGCCGTTTTTAAATTAATCAACATTCCTCCTAATGAATCCGTGTAATCGTAAAGAAACACGCGGCCGTCGCGTCCGAATCGCCCGCCGTATGCGCGCGCACAATATCTCCAGCACTCAGTCGTAACGTCGCGCTTGCACACGCGGAATTACTACCGCTGATCGTGGTTTGTATTGAGCGCCTTCCGTTTTCCACGCTAACCGTGTTTATGCTCGTCGTGAGCAACCCGGAGTTGACGCTTATTCCAAGATAGGTCGCTCCAGAACTAAGCGCGTCACAAAACTCAGCCGCGTAGAACCCATCGCGCTGGATCGTAAAAATGTTTCCGTTCGCCGCCGTGGACGACATAACAATATCAGTCCCGACGCTTTGAATCGTTGTGGTGAAACGACGAATCTTATTATCTGTCGATCCGTGCCCGTTGCCGGTGCTGACGATGATCTGCGAGAATGTGCTTATACTTATGTTATCCACGGTGAGTGTGGAAACGTCGATTGTCCCGGAGAACGTGCTTATATTTACGGACGTTATACTCAACGGCTGGTTCGATGAAATGCTCGGGGATACGTTTCCGTCTATCTGTAACGTGCCGGAACTCAAATGCAGTTTCGTATTCGGTGCGATGTTGCCGATCCCATAAAATCCTGTTGCCCCGTCCCATGCGGCCAGGTTCCCGCGATCTTCATGAATGAGAATCCATTTGTTAGCGCCATACCCGGATGAGCCACCACTTACAACATTCTGCCAATAGCGCCCGCCGGTGTCGGTATTGTCCAGAGTCAAAACGACATGATCGTCCGTCCCCACCAGTTGTATACCGTCAAAAGATGTGTTCGTCAGAACGTCCAGGGCAAAACCAGGAGTCTGCTTCCCTATTCCAACCCGCCCGAGTCCCGTCGCGGCATCCAACGACAGCGTTGTAAAAGTTCCGCTTCTACCGAATTTAAGTCCGTTTACGCCGCCTTGCAAGCTAACGTTTGTGTCTAGAGCAAACGTTACCGAATCCGCATTCACGGTAAACACATCTCCAGTCGCGTCCCCAGCTGTCAGATTTCCATTCACAACGGCGGCGCT